ACCACACAAGGAACTCCGTCAACCGTAACAGTTGCTAGTACAGCAACGTTGTATGCTAACATGCCTTTCTATGTAGTAAGTGCAGTTGGCGGGTTATCTACACTTACAGTATACTATGTAGCAAGTGTGTTAACTGGTACGACATTCTCAGTAACTGATTCAAGCGGTGGCACAGCCTTTACAAGTTCAATGTCAACTACTACAAGTCAGTCGGTTGCAATGTATGCCGCAGGATGGGATCATGTTATTCCAGGATACACTACGGTTATCACAACAGATTTAACTACAAACTATATCATTGAGCCTCGTGTTTCTTATACTGCACCTGGTTATCGAGCAAATGCAAGAACTTTAAGCGGTGCCGGCAATTTATGGCAAGCAGTTACCTACGGTGCTGGCAATTATGTTGCAGTATCTAGCGGAAGTACTGCGGCTAGCTATTCAACTAACGGAACTACTTGGTCAGCAACTGGAGCATTAACAGGTTCTGCAACAGGTTGGGCCGATGTTACGTATTTTGGCGGACAAAAAGCTAAAGCTACAGCAACAGTAGGCGGTCTTGGCGGTTCTGGAGCAACATTTAGTGCTACACTAGGATCAGGATTAACAGCTGGACAGGTAGTGTCGGTAAAAGTATTAACACCTGGTTACAACTATACAACACCTCCTACAATTGTGTTCACTCCTACAAACGGTGGTTCTGGAGCAACTGCTACAGCACAAGTACTAAACGGACAAGTTATTTCCGTTACTGTGGCTAACGGAGCAAGCGGCAGTGGGTACAACTCAGCACCAACAGTTACTGCCTATACTGGAGCACTTACCAGTGTTACAATGAACAACTGGGGTATAAACTATAACAATACTTCAAAAGTAACTGTAACTGTTGATTTCCCAGCTGGCTTAACACCGTCATCTTGGATAGCAAGTGCTACAGCAACTTTAAATAGTTACTACTATGTGCCAAGTACAGGTCTTATCTATAAAGCTACTACTGGAGGCACGTTTGGCACTGTAGCCCCAACACATACTAGTGGTAGTGCAAATAACAATAATGTTACTTTATTATATGTTGCTACACAAGCTATTTTAACTCCTACATATACTAACAACGGTATTAGCTCATTAGCAATAACAGTTGCTGGATATGGATACACAACAATCCCAACAGTTACTATTGTAGATACTAGTGCATATTTTGTTGCAATATCAGGTGATAGCACATCTGTTGCACTAAACACAGTAGCTAGTTTAGCCGCAACTTGGACTGCTGGTGCAAGTTGTCAAATAACTAATGCAAAATCTATAGCAACAGGTAATGGTTATCTAGTGGCAGTGGGTGGCGCAAGCGGAACAGCAAGTGCGGCATCAAGCACTGACCCAACAACTGCGTCAGGACAATGGGTCAGCAGATCCGGTGCTATTACTGCATTGGGTGCAGGATACTACACTGGAGTTGCCTACGGTGCTGGAACATTCATTGCAGTAGCAAACGGATCTTCAGTTACGTCAGTTACAACAAATACAGTTACATGGACTGCTGGTGCAGTATTACCTGGTAGTATGACAACAGCAGTGAGCATTGCCTACGGTAATGGTCGTTTTGTAGTAATTGGATCAGACGGAAAAACAGCTTACAGTCTTAACTTTGGAACAACTTGGACTGCAGGAGTTTCTAATGGAATTTTAGCACAATTAAGTTCATCATACACATGGACTAAAGTTGCCTACGGTGAAGGCCTATTCATGGCAATAGCTAACGGCAGTGTTTGGGCAACTAGCCCAGACGGTGTTAACTGGACTACACAAGCCGCTCCTAGCTCAAGTAACTGGAAAGGCCTAGCATTTGGAAACCCAATAGTTGAAACATCAGTTGGAGCAAGTCCTAGATTTGTAGCAGTCAGTAACACTAGCGGCACTATAGCGGCAAGTATAAGAACTGGCGCAAAGAGTATAGGTAGAGTCAAAGTTACTAGCGGTGTAGTAACCGAAGTTCGCATGGTTGAACCTGGTAGCGGATATCCAAAAGGCAGCATAACAGCTACAACAGCTTCTACAAACATTATCACAGTTAGCGATACAACTAATTTAGTTGACAGTCAGCCTATTGAATTTACTGGATTAGATAGTTACGGATTATTCAGTAACATAACATATTATGTTATTGGTAGTACTATTGTAACCGATACATCATTCAAAGTAAGTGCCACAGCCGGCAGTTCAACACCAATGACACTGTCAACTGGTACAGGCTTAGCTGGAACATATCGTGCAGGTCCTATTGCAACAGTTACAGATAGTAATAAACTTATTGCTGTAAATACTCGCGTAAGATTAGGAGATGGTTCTCTAGCTAATCCAAGTTTTAGTAATAGAGGAACTGGTAATACAACCGCTACAGCTACTACATTAGGCGACGGATATAGCGATCTATTCCAAGCAAACCAATACATTAATATATCTAATTTGTTTAGCGTTCCGGCAGCAGGATCAAATATCCAATTTGGAACAATTTATCCAGGTACTGCATGGACACCGAGCACCTATGTTTCTGTAGGCAGTCAGTTAATTGCTACTACTGCGGTTACACTTAACAATGTAACTACCTACACTTATAATGTGTATACAGTAACTGTATCAGGAACTACTGGCACTACTGCTCCTAGTTTTGTATCTGGATCAGCAAGTGACGGTACTGCAACATTAACATATGTTGGAACAAATCCAAATACTTGGTATAAACTTGTACAGGTTACTAACGTTCTAGGAGTTGCAGGTAATTACACTGCGCAGTTCCAGATTAATCCAGCATTAACTACATACAATGCTCCAATTCACGGAACAACACTAACTACAAGATTAAAATATAGTCAAGTTCGTTTAACTGGACATGATTTCTTGTACATTGGTACTGGTAATTTTAACTCTACTAACTATCCATATGTAGTAGCGGCAAATGCTATCATTACTAATCAGCAGATTTCCAATGGCGGCGGTCGTGTGTTCTTTACAAGTACTGACCAAGACGGTAACTTTAACGTTGGTAACTTGTTCTCAGTTGCTCAAGCAACGGGTACTGCTACATTGAACGCTAATGCGTTTAACTTAACAGGTCTACAGAGCTTGCAGTTGGGTGGAATTTCACTAGGTGTTGGAAATGCGGTTATTACACAGTTCTCAACCGATCCTTACTTTACATCAAATAGTGATGCAGTTGTTCCAACACAGAAAGCTATTAGAAGTTACATTACTGCCCAAATTGGTGGTGGTTTGAGTACTTTGAACGTAAATACAATTACAGCAGGGCAGATTTATATTGCTAATAATACAATAACAAATACGCTAGGCTATCAAATTTTAGTGACAGCAAAAATGAATTTTACAGGCGGCATAGACGGAGCTCCCGTAGCCCTTGGGTTCTTTTTACAAAGATAAAACGGAGAATAAAATATGTCAACAGGAAGAGTCGCAACCCTACAATTAGCCGCAACTACGCTTACAACAGCGTATCAAGTTCCATCTGGCTACTATGGGGTATATAATGTTTCATTTACTAATACTACTAGTTCAGCAGTAACAATTCGTTTAGCTGTTTCAACTTCCGGCGGTGCAACACCTACACCGTCAGCAAGTGAATATTACGAATATGGAACTACTATTGTACCAAACGGTGTGTTTGAGCGTACCGGTATTGTTATTGGTTCTAGCTTGTACATTCTAGCTTATGCAAGTGCAGGTACAGCAGGTTTAGGTACCGCAGTTAATGTAAATGTGTACGGCATTGAGACATCAACACAATAAGAGAGAATAAAATATGGCACGTTATAATACGGTAATAACTAACACATCTACTTCGGCTAACACCACAATTAGCAATCCTGCTAGCGGTACATTTACAGAATTTACCGGCAGTACAACCGCAGTTACAATTGGAGATCCTACGCTGTACGCAGGACAAAATCAATTATTTTGGAATAATACCAGTGGTAACGTAACATTGACCAGCGGTAGCTCGGCAGTATTCAAAGGACCTGCAAGCTCAGGTACTACTACACAGGTAATGCCGGCAAATACTGCGCTTATGTTGTATTCCGATGGCGCTAATTGGGTTTTAGTTACAGAGGACGGAAACGCATTAACAGCTACTACTGGTATTTTCAGCGGTGCAGTTACACTATCAAGTTATGGTTCAATCAAAGCGTTACTTGAAACAGTATCAATAACTGGTGCCGCACCTGCATCAACACAACCGATCGATGTAGCAAACCAGGCAGTAACATATTTTAACGTAGCAAATACTAATAACTTTATTATTAACATTCGCGGGAATAGTACTACTACATTAGCTAGTATATTGTCAACAGGACAAAGTGCTACCAGTGCTATAATGGTTACCAACACTGGTACTCCTTATTATTCTAACAGTATCCAAGTTGATGGAACAGCTACTGGTGTAACTACAAAATGGCAAGGTGGTGTAACTCCTACATCAGGAAATGCTAACTCAATTGACATATATACTATTACTGTATTAAAAACCGGAACAGGAACTTATAACGTATTTGCCAGCCAAACAAGATTTGCTTAAGGAGTAAAGAATGCCATTAATATCGACAAGAGGTGCAGCCTCGGCAATGGGTTTTGGATTTGCTGGAGTTTCTATTCCTCAGCCACCAACTAGTGTATCAGCAAGCTACAGTACGGCATATCAAAGTCCTATGACCGCAAGCATAACATTTGTTGCACCAGCATACACTGGTGGTTTGCCTATATTAGATTATACAGTTACCTCTAGTCCTGGCAGCCTAACAGCCACTGCAAATAGCACAACACTAACGGTGAGCGGATTGACTAAAGGTCAATCATATACGTTTACAGTAACAGCAAGAAATGCTGTGGGCAGTAGTATTGCTAGTGGGACTTCAAATAGTATAACACCAAGTACCGTACCTAATGCACCTACTAACGTTAGTGCCACAGGATATAACGGATATTCGACAGTTAGTTGGACAGCATCAAGTGATAGTGGCGGTGCCGGTACTGTTACCTATACTGTAGTCGCATCTCGAGACGGTTATACGGCCAGTACTACTGGTACAAGCACTAACATTACAGCTAGCAATGGTAATGCTGTATACTACTATGTTTATGCCAGCAATTCTAACGGTAATAGTGCAAACTCATCAAACAGCGGAACAGTAACACCGGTTCGTCCTGGAATTAACTCAGGTTATTCGTCAACATCTAACTCTGGTGGATATTATTATTTCTACTTTTACAATCCACAAGGTTATAATGTTGGAATTACTGGAAGCGTAAGTGCTGACTATCTTGTAGTAGCAGGTGGTGGTGGTGGAAATGGTAATTATTATGGTGGTGGTGGCTCTGGCGGTGGCGGCGCCGGAGCATACTTCGCAGGATCAGTAACACTTGGTCCTGGACAAGGCGGAAGTTGGAACGTTGGTGGCGGAGGAGGTGGCGGCCACGGTTGGCCATTCGTTGGTGGTGGTGGCGCAAGCCATACGCCTTGGGTATATGCTTACGGCGGTGGGTCGGGAGCCTCTGGACATCACAGTAATTCCCATCACGGCGCCACAGGTGGATCAGGCGGCGGCGGCTCGTCGCACGCCGGTGACGGCCATTATGGCGGCGGCAGTTACGGTGGCGGCCACAATGGCGGACATGGACATTTCCACGCAGGTGGCGGCGGTGGCGGGATCGGCGGTGCAGGACATAACAGTCCACAAGCCGGTAGCCATTATGGCGGCCAAGGCGGCTTCGGAACCTACAATAGTGTAGGCGGCTCACATTATGCAGGTGGTGGTGGCGGTGGAGGCTATCAAGGCCGTGTCTACACAAACAGTGCTGGATCCGGTGGCGGCAGCCATCACGCACAAGATGCTCAAAGTGCTTATCAAAGTCACAGCGGTTCAGGTGGCGGCGGTGCTGGCGGAAACTTTGGACATTTTAACCAAGGCGGGTCAGGTACCAGCGGTATTATTGTAGTAAGACATACATAAGAGAATAAAAATGCCAAGATTTAAATCGTTAGACAATATTTTAAACAATACAGGGGAAATTTTTGACCCTGCATGGCTTCAGGGCGATCATATTGTAGTTCCTCCTTTCCCAGACTGGACAGAATCAAGAGAAATAACAGTCGAAGATGTATTAGTTTGGGAAGTTATTAGCGAATCCGGACTTGCTCACGGATTTTATGCCGCATGGAATCCTCATGCGGAATTTTATTTACATATGGAAAATGGTAAAATAGTAGGAACTCATCACGGGCATGTAGGCCATAAACACATAGAAAAAAAATTAGCTGAAAAGGGAATCTTACACGCACCTGTAAGAAACAAACAGCATTTACAGCATCACCCTATGTTAAGACATAGCGATCAATTAGCATGGCATAAAAGTGACCATCATGACCAACCAATTTTACCAACTGTACCGCCGCTTACTATATCTCAACCTGATCCTAATAATGTTCAACCCCAGATAATCCCAGTAGATAATCCACAATCCCCACCAATAGAAATACAACAGTCGAATGCTATAGGATCAAATAGTCCGTCTCCAGTCTATACAGATCCTATAACAGGCAAAACTGTAGAAGGTGTTATGCCCGACGGAACTGCACCTGCAGCCGAGGCGCCTAACATTCACTGGCCTCGCGCTAATTAAGATTTACTATAATACGTATCTTTAAGATATTGGTACAGTGTTTTAGTTTTGGCAGCATTCTTTTCCCACTTAGATTTTTTTAAGTCCCATATTCTACTAATTTCTGTTATATCTTCTTTTATATTTCTAGTTGTTTGAGCAGATTCTATTTCTTCTCTATGACGATTAATCATATTGAGATTCATTCCAGTTGCAATATAAGTAATGCCGGCAATATTAGGAGGATGTGCCCAATCTTTCATATATCTATGAGTAATATTATAAAATGCATCAGTTCTTCCGTTATATGGAAAATACGGATCTCCATAATTATCTTTAAAAGATGTGTTACGTATAGATCTCCAGTATTCTGTGTCGTCCCTGTGAGATAATGCATAATGTAACGCTACAAATTTAGCAAATCCGTCAAACATATCTCTAACAGTGACATTATACATGTCTCGATCAAATTGACTAATTTCTCTGCGTTGTAAAATATCAATTAATTGCATTAAAAACTCGTGGACTGAAAATAATCCATTTGATTCTAAAGGCTCAATAAATCCTGCACTTAATCCGATAGCAACTACATTTTTAACAAATGTGCGTTGATGTATCCCAATTCTCATAGAAATATCTTTAAATGTTAGACTATCAACTTCTTCTTGAGACCTAGGCACAGTCATTTTATTAGACATTAAGTATGCTTTAAATTCTTTTATAGCCTGTTCTTTTGTGATAAACTTATCGCTGTATACATAACCTGTACCAATCCTAGACCATAACGGGATATTCCAACACCATCCATTTTCAATAGCAGTACAATTAGTATATCCTTGTAATTCGTTTTCTTTATCTTTATATGGTAAGTGTGTAGCTACTGCACGATTATTAGGTAAAATATGAGAATAACTTACAAATGGTTCGCCTAATGCCTCACCTAACAGTAAACTACGCCATCCTGTGCAATCTACATAGAGATCGGCAGTTATTGAACGGCCGTCTTTTAAAGTCAACGAGGAAACTCCAGAGTCATCTGTCAAAATTTTATCAACTGATCCTTCTATGTGTGTAACACCGTTGGGTAAACAAATATCATTTTTTAAATATTGTCCAAATTTTACAGCATCAAAATGATATGCAATATCATATTTAGGATTAAATTGATCAAATTCTCCATTTTCGTTTAATGAAAATTTATTATTTTCATACAGAGCAGATGAAGGGAATAGACTTAATATCATATCCTGCACTGGAGTTTCGGGGTAGTAATACTTTTTTAAGTGCCATTCATGGAAAGGATTTCTATTAGGTTCAAAGACTGGTTTACCAAATGGGTATTGAAATCTACCACTATCTTTTTTATAAAAATCAGTAAATGCAATGCTTAGTTTGTACGAGGCATCTGTTTGAGCAAAGAATTTCGTTTCGTCTAAGCCTACATATCTAGCCCATTGCATAATGCCACCTATTGTAGATTCGCCAACACCTACAATGGGTATATCAGCCGGTTCTATAACTGAGATATCCATGTCTGGATAAGTTTTCACTAATGTAGTAGCAGTCATCCATCCTGCACTACCTCCGCCTACTACTACTATTTTTTTAATTGTTTGATCCATACACTATTTTTTCCCATGTTTTTGTATCTAATCCAGATTGTATTATTCTATGGACTGTTGAATTTAGTTTATAATACGATTCATAAAATTCTAATATTAATTTTGGATTTTTAGTTAATAACTTTTCTTTTAATTTATCTTTATTAATAAGATTAAGTCCTGCTAATACTTGAATATAACTTTCATAACCGTATATATTAAGATTTTTGCTATCGTTTGGAACACTTCCGTGGCTCCATGCGGCTATCATATTTTTTAATCTAGATGTTGTTCTCTTTTTTTCATAAGCATGACCGCGCCAAAATTCAGTATCTCTTCGATGTCCTCTATAATGCAACGATAAGAAATCCATTGTTTCTAATTGAAAACTGTAAAATTCATCATTAAATATTTCAATTTCCCACGGTGTTGCATCTAAACTCCATAATCGATCAACTAACCCAATCCCGACTATAACAGAACCTAATCCATTTGCTTCTAAAGGTTCTAAAAATCCTGAACTAATTCCAATAGCTATAACATTTTTATGCCAACATTTTTTAACTATACTGGGGGTAAATTTAACACTAGCAACTGGGTCAATTTTTTTATTAAATCTTTTTTCTGCTTCGTTTAATGCTGTATCTGAAGAAATTAAATCTGGATCGTATATATACCCATTACCAGCCCTATGATGCAAGTTGATATTCCAACTCCATCCGTATTCCATAGCATATACCCGTGTATGATTTATTATTTCAGGCTCATTATCCCACCAAGCAACTACACTACGGGCTGGAAAAATATCAGTAAAATCGTCAAATTTTACACCTAATTTTTTTTGTGTAAGTAATCGAGCAAATCCACTACAATCAAAAAAGAAATCACCTTTAATAGTACGATTGTTGTCTAATATTAGGCAATCGATATTGCCTGATTTAGTTTGTACCGAATCTAAATACTTTCCTTCAATTAAAGTAATTCCTTTTTTTAATCCCATAGATTTAAGATAGTCAGCATTAGCTCTACTATCAAAATGCCACATAAAATTAACAAACTGACTGTATTGAGTTTCATTTCCAGCAGGTACGTGCGGCAAATATTCGTTTACCATAGGAGTTATCGGTAGTCTGTTATTATGTATTAACCCACTACAAAAAAATAAAGTTTCTAACGGAACTTCTTCAGCAATGGCTGCCAATATAAAGTCTTTACTTGTATGATCTGAAAAGTCTCTAGCGGATCTAACGCCTTTATGCCTCGAAAGCCATTCTTGATTGTAATTTAAATTAACCATTCCGTGAGTGAATTTAGTTCCTACTTCATCCCAGTCGTAAAACTCACTACCTAATTTAGGCATAGCATTGACCGCTACAATCCAATTATCTAAATTAATACCTAAATATTCAAGGAAGCTAGTAAAAACTGTAGATCCGCTTTCACCTGCAATAATTGGTGGTTGGTTAGGATCTTCTATAACTGTCACTTGTAGATTTGGAAAAGTTTTATTAAAATATAAAGCAGTCATCCAGCCGGCACTGCCTCCACCTAATACTACAATTTTTTTAGATTTTTGATACATATATTTTTCTTTCCCACTCTGTTACTGTGATTCCTGTGTTTATTATTTTAATTGCATTTAAATTGTAATTATTATACACATCATAAAACGTTTTTAAAAGATTAGATTTTGTTCTTAATAATCGAGTTTTTAGTTTATTTTTATCAATCAAATTAAGACCAGTTGCTACTTGTAAATTACTTTCATACCCGTATACATTAACACGATACTTGTCGTAAGGATATTGTCCTTCAGACCAGGCATCTAGTATATATCGAAGACGCGGTGTTACTCGATTTTTTTCATAGGCATGACTGCGCCAAAATTCAGTATCTCTTCGATGTCCTCTATAATGCAACGATAAGAAATCAATAAATTCTTGTTGTTGATTAGAATACTCTTCATTGAACATTTTAACTACATATTCTGTAGGATCAATACACCATGTTCTTTCAATTAGTTGAAGCGTCGAAATAACCTGAGTAAGACCGTTTGACTCTAAAGGCTCCAAAAACCCTGAACTAATTCCTATGGCTATAACATTTTTATACCAAGGAGTTGTTATTGTTGAAGGAGTAAAATTAATACTAGCAACCGGATCAATCTTTTTACCAAACTTTTTTTCTATTTCAGAGACTGCATTGTCTGGAGAAATTAAATCTGGATCGTATATATACCCATTACCAGCCCTATGATGCAAGTTGATATTCCAACTCCATCCGTATTCCATAGCATACACTTGTGTATGGTTAATCCAGGTAGGAATGTCGTCCCACCAAGCAACTACACTACGAGCTGGAAAAATATCAGTAAGATCTTTAAAAGTTACACCTAATTTTTTTTGTGTAAGTAATCGAGCAAATCCGCTACAGTCAAAAAAGAAATCACCGCTAACTTCTAAATTATTTGTTAATTTAATTGATAAAATATTACCGTCTAAGTCCTGTATAGAATCAATATATTTGCCTTCTTTTAACTCAATACCATTTTTTATCCCTACATTTTTAAAATATGAAGCGTTTGCTCTACTATCAAAATGCCACATTAAAGGATTAACTGGTTTGTATACTACTGTATTGTTAATTTGATGGGGTATAATCGGCAACCTATTATTATGTATTAATTTGTTACAAAAAAATATGTTGTCTAAAGATATATTTTCAGAGATTGCAAACAATAAAAAGTCTTTATCAATATCGTCCCAAAATTTACCTGTTGAGTTTTTTCGATTAACATTGACCCAATCGTTAGAATAATTATTATCAATTAGTCCGTGAGTAAATTTAGTTCCTACCCCGTTCCAGTCATAAAATTCACTACCTAATTTAGGCATAGCATTGACTGCTACAACCCAATCATCCAAATCAATGCCTAAGTAAGAAATAAATCGAGTAAGTATAGAAGATCCGCTCTCACCAGCAATTATAGGTGGTTGATTAGGATCTTCTATAACTGTTACATTATATTCTGGGTATCGCTTATTAAGAAATAGTGCAGTTAACCAACCTGCACTGCCGCCACCTAGCACTACAAGTTTTGCACAATCGTTCTTTATCATTGATTATATATCAAAAAATAAAGCTACGTTTATAGGTCGTGAATGATGTCGATTATTGATTGAATCTTAGTTTCGATAATTCGATTTCGAAGACTTAGGTCAAGTCCTTTATGCACAGGTTTTGGCAAACAGTCTAGATTAAACCAACCCCATGCTATATGCTCATCGCTAAGAATTGGTACAAATTCATTTTCAACCACACAAAAATATGTATGAAAATTAAACATACTGTCGTTAGACACAAAACGTTCTAAGGGTAGTGTTTTTTTAATATCGGGGAGCAAGCCGAGTTCTTCTTCAATTTCTCGTTTAAGGCCTTGCCATGCAGATTCGCCTAAGTGATTTGTACCCCCAACTAGACCCCAACGACCTGCATGCTTGCCTTCACACTTTTGTAACAGCAAGAATCGTCTTGTACTACGAGCACATATCAATGCTCCGCTACAATCAATTTGTTCGTTAGTTAGGCTAATTCTAGTCTCCAATTACCACGCTTGTATTCGCCTACAAATGTTTTTGTCCAGGCTACCCCGTTCCATTTGTATTGAACCATAGTATAGTAATTAGTTTGATAGACTATCTGATCTGTTGTATCGTGAGCTGAAAATACTACATGCCATGTATGACCATCCCACTCTATAATGTCGTTAGCATCTGCAATAAAATCACTACCGTCATTGTTTTTCCATGCATCGGGACCGTCTTCATTAAGATTTAACACATATTGTACTGTACTGTTAATAGCAATAGGTTGAGTGGTTACAATTAATAATTTACCGTTGCGTTCTATAGAAGGATTTAAACTTACTTCTGTTCCGTTTACAAATACATGACAAGATTTTACACGATTAAAATCTATTCCAGTATCAACAATTTGACTACGACTAGTAGCAATATATGTTTCTCTAATCCCGCCACCAATATTTTCTAATATTAGATATCGAGTTCCTGCTACAGGTTCGGGTAAACCACTGCCTCTAGGGCCTTTCAGTGTAGGATCAATCACAGCGTCAAAACTGCCTCTTGAGCCTGCGGCTCTACTAGGCCCCGCAATCAATGTGTTAGTTGGAAAAGTATCAGGATCCCATGCAACACTAACCATACTATCATCTAATGGATTAACACTTATTGTTCCAGAAACTTCAGAAGTATCTTGTTGTAGCAAATAGATTTTAGTAAGCCCGGCATGATACTTTCCGGGAAGTTGATCTAACACTATGGTCCAATGTAACCAGGCTCCGGGCTGTGTATCACTGATCAATCGTATGCTGTCGTCATTGACCAGTATGTCAAAATTACCAATAGTAGTTTTTTTATTAAACATTGGCGCACCTGGAACTTTTGATCCACTGTTAGGATCGTTACCTAAGCCGTTGATGTAATCAGGAATTGAAGGATCTACTCCGTCAAACATACTAGAAACTAAATTGGTAACAACTCCTAATTTTTTAACTTTTGCAGGAGGAGTTAACCATACTGGTGTAGTCAATGTTAGTGTTGCAACATCGATACTAGTAGCTTGTCCTACCGGTACTGTGCGACTAGTGAAGGTTACATTATCAAGATCAACAACACTTAAACTAGTCCAATCAACGAAGTTATCCGAAGTTTGTATTTCTAAACTAGGATTAAACAATACTAAAATTTGTTCTAATATTTGTAATTTTTGATCAGTACTAGTTGACCATATGTCTGCTTTTAAGGTTAACTTAAAAGGAGTAGGCATCAGACGCTCAACAGTATAGTTAGCTCCTTGTCCGCTAGTATATGCGCCGGTATCCGGATCTATATCTCTCTCACGAATATTAATCTTGCCAATATAAGAAGCATCACTAAGTCTAGTACGATCTAGTTGGAAATCGCTAATATAGACAGCAATTTTAGGAGCACTTAATAAAGTATTCTCACTGTTTTGGTTAATAATGTTATCAACTTGTCTATCAGGATCACCATAGATTACCGGTATGCGAACCAGTGTACCGTCACCATATTTGACCACAAAATTGCTTAACAATCTTATGACTTGAATTAGGTATCTTCTTAATTGCCCGTCGTAGTAGTATAACATTATAAATCTGCCTTAGGTCTAAGTGCTTTAGATAGAGCTTGTCTTTCTTGAACTTGCTGTCCGGCAATTTCATTAACTGTAGTATTATTAATAAAACCGCCTTTGAGAGTATTTCTCGTGTCGGTGTTAGTCATAGTTGTTCTTACATCATCTTCATACTTGAGCCATCTGCGACCGTCATATTTGAACAATCTATTAGGTAAAAAATCTGTGCGTAAAAAGAAATCTCCGTTTTGCGCTTGTACAGGGAAAGAAATGCCGTGACCAAAGTAATAACCATTATCTGGAAACCCGTCACCTACTAAGTAGCCCGTATAACCAGTTCGGCTTGGACGCTCATGGAACGCACTGGCATCTTCGGTATCCATATCTGCTGTTATTGTAGATTCGTCTACAGTTTTTAATAATGGATGTCCAGTTTCTGGATCAACTGCTAGAGTAAAGAACTGTCTAGTTTCATAACCGCTTAACGGAGCATCAGCTTCTGCTTGGGCTAGTATTCCATCGTTAATGCTTAGATTAATGGCCGCAGTATTAGTTACACCGGCAAGTGTAGTACCAGTATAAGGTGTAAAGAATCCCACATCTGGAGGCGTTGCCGAACTAGTAGTATTAGTTACAGTATACAACTGCCCTTGATAACTGATAATCTGTCCTGCTGTATAGGTAGTTCCGGCTGTATAAGGCCCAACAAAGTTAGCATTAGCATCTGTTGGTACATTAAAAATACTGGCATACTGTTGCTGGTTACTGATCTTGTTTAATTTTAGTCTGTATAAATGTGGATACCAGGTACGACTAAAACCTTCAGCGGCACGCCCTACTTCTGTGATAACAAAGAATCTCGGCAGTGCTACATCGGCAGTGTTTAATGCAAATTCATCTTTAAGATGCGGCAGTTCCACTACATCACCTGATATAGGCTTTCGGCCAATGTACTGAATAAAATCATTAATGTGTACTGTCATAAAAACAGTATCGTTATCAATAAACAAACCAAATTGACTTAGATTAAAATCAATATCTGCTACATTATAAATGCCACGGATTGTATAGATACTAGTGTCATAAGTTCTATCACGATTTTCTAATAACAAAAGATCTTGTATGTTTGTTATGCTAGTAGTAGCATAATTAGGCGTTGCCGCCGTAGCATTTGTAGGATCAGTGTTAGTGCCAAGATATTTGTGTAGGTACACATCAGTACCTCCAACCTGGAACATTTCAGAGATCTGACGATCTATGTACTTGTAGTCATTGCCCTTTTCGGGACGATATAGTGATAAGCGTGGCATAGTGATATTTATCGAATAAATATAATGGGAGACCAAGATGACTGCACAAACAACTGAAACGCCAAATCCGCAACAAGAACGCCAAAATGTGTTCGATTATGTGCGACTAATGCTAGGCGATGGCATGATTGATGTTGAATTAGATCCTGCACACTACGAAGTTGCCCTTGAAAAAACACTGAGTCGTTTCCGTCAACGCAGTCCTAATGCTGTTGAAGAAAGCTATTTGATGCTTGAAACTAAAAAAGACATCAATGATTATATTTTACCTAAAGAAGTAATTTCAGTTAGAAACGCACATCGTAGAACACTGGGATCAAGAACAGGTGGGGGAACAGGCAGTAATTTTGAACCTTTCAATTTGGCCTACACTAATACCTATTTGTTAAATTCAACTATGTTAGGCGGCATTGCTACCTACGACATGTTTGCACAATATCAAGAGATGGTAGGACGCATGTTTGGTAGCTACATTGAATTTGAATATATTCTATACAGCCGTACACTTAGAATTCTACAGCGCCCCTTTATGGACGGCGAAGTTATCATGTTGCAGGTCTATAACTATCGTCCAGATTATGTCTTGTTAACAGATTTATATGCTAAACAATGGATACGAGATTATACTCTAGCACATTGTAAAATTATTCTAGGCGAAGCTCGTAGTAAGTTTCAAAGTATTGCTGGCCCACAAGGTGGCGGCAGTCTAAACGGTAATGATCTAAAGAGTGCAGGTAAAGAAGAAATTACAGCATTAGATAAAGAATTAGAAACACTTGTATCAGGTGGTACTGGATATACATTTGTTATTGGATAATTGATATGAAAGCACACGAAATTTTAAGCGAAGAATGGAGTCAAAAATACAAGAACAGTATTAACTGCTCTAATCCCAAAGGCTTCTCACAAAAGGCGCATTGTGCCGGTAAAAAGAAACATAATGAAAGTGTAGATGCAGAACAACTGTTTGACGCTATTGAAGAAATGGTAGAAGCACTTGCAAAAGCACACGGTGTTGATTCAGAAGTTATTTGGGAAGATCTTGAAAGTGTTGACGATGATGAACTATTAGATGAATCTGCCGCGTGGCATCGTTCAGCAGGCAAGAATAAAAATGGCGGATTAAACCGTAAAGGTGTTGCTAGCTATCGTAGAGAGCATCCTGGCAGTCATTTACAAATGGCAGTGACTACTAAGCCTAGTAAACTTAAAAAAGGTTCTAAAGCAGCCAAACGCCGTAAGAGTTTCTGTGCTAGAATGAGTGGTGTTAAAGGTCCTATGAAGAAACCTAATGGTAAGCCTACACGCAAAGCCTTAGCTTTAAGAAAATGGAATTGTTAATATGAAAATACATGATATAATATCCGAAGGAAAGACTACAGATAGAAGACCTAGTCACGATGCAGTTAGCAAAGGTGCTACTCGCGCCAGAGATGTAGGCGGGTATGATCGTGTATATCATATGAATCGTGTGGGCATGGCTATGGCAATGGCTGACGGACAAAGTACTAAAGCTGTAGACAGTCCTCAAGATACATGGTTTGAAAAATATAATACATACCATCCTTATACTCAAGAAGAAGCTAACAAAGTCAAAGCGGCTATTAATACTATCCCGTCTGATACTAAAGAAGTTAGTAAATTTGGTAAGAGTGAAGAACCAGATTTTGTGAATAAAACAAGTCCCGTTGCGAAGCCCAAAAAGAACAAATACGGCGTATAAATCTCTTGACCCCGTAATAAAAGTGTTATATACTAGCACTAACTTACGGGGTTTCTTATGATCATAGGTGTGTGCGGTTTTATCGGCTCGGGCAAAGATACAGTAGCTGACTATCTTACCAACTTCCATGGCTTTCGTCGAGAGTCATTTGCCAACAGTCTTAAAGATGCTGTAGCACATGTATTTGGCTGGGATCGAACCATGCTCGAAGGCCGCACAAAGACAGCCCGCGAATGGCGAGAACAAGTAGATCCGTGGTGGGCAGAACGTTTAAATATGCCTAATCTTACTCCACGCTGGGTACTACAATACTGGGGTACAGAAGTTTGCCGTAAAGGTTTTCATGACGATATTTGGATTGCCTCATTAGAAAATAAACTCCGCAATAGTAAAGACGACATTGTTATTAGTGACTGCCGTTTTCCTAACGAAATTAAATCAATCAAAGATGCAGGTGGTATTGTAGTTCGTGTAGTTCGCGGGCCTGAACCTGAATGGTATGACCTAGCATTACAGCACAATCAAGGCTCGGACAGAGCAAATATAGAACTGGCAAAACTAAAAATCCATACTTCGGAAACAGCGTGGGTGGGTACAGATTTCGACCATATACTGGACAATAACAATACTATCGATGACCTTTATCAACAGGTCAAAAATATCATAGGTCTGGAACAAGATCGCCCTGACGCCAGCGAAACCCTTCCTTATGCAGAATTCGAGAACAATTAGCACAAATTGTTTTTAAATTTGCAGGACGAGAATTATTTAAATTTCCGTCGATGTGATATACATTAAATTGTTCTTTAAAAGAACTTTTAAATCCGCACTTCTCACATAGGTTCTTCATACGGTATCCGTCTTGGTACCACTTAGGAAGACCTTTGTTCACTCCCCCATAGCGCAAACACACTTCACACTTGCTCCGATAGTAGGTGCGTCCGTCTTTGTGATAGTTAACAGCGGCCGGTCTTTGGCCGCACATACATAGTGGTCTTGACATAATTGTATTTATACTGCCCTTTTTGCGCCCTTTTTGGTTGGTTATATTAAGCCAATTTTTGTTTTTATCAATAAATACTAGTAGAACAAAAACCTTAGGAGATCCCAAGATGGCCCAATTAAGTTCACCAGGTGTAGCAGTTAGTGTAATTAACGAAAGTTTCTATACACCAGCCGCTCCCGGCACAGTTCCGCTGATCATTGTAGCATCAGCTGAAAACAAACAAAACAGCGCAGGAACAGGCATTGCTCCTGGAACAACTAAAACCAATGTAGGCACAGCATACTTGCTAACAAGTCAGTCAGATTTAGGTGCAACCTTTGGAGATCCTATTTTTGAAGTAGACTCTGGTAGCAATCCGGTTAATGCTGGCGAGTTGAATGAATATGGTCTACAAGCTGCCTACAGTCTGTTAGGAGTTAGCGCATCAGCATATGTTATTCGCGCAGACATAGACCTAAATCAATTAAAGGGCACAGCAGTTGCTCCTTCAAATCACCCAGCAAATGGTACTTACTGGTTAGACACAGCAGAATCATTATGGGGTATTTACGAATGGAACGGCAGTCCTATAACAGCAAACAATGGTCAAACTTTTATCAATAAAAAACCTATTGTTGTTACAGATACAAGCCATGTAGTATCAGGAAGCACTATACCAAAACCAGGTCTTGGCTCAATTGGCTCATATGCTGTAGTTGCTGTATCTCAAGACATTACAATGTACTATAAAAATACACAAGGCAATTGGGTAGAAGTTGGTAGTAATGAATGGATCCGTAGCTGGCCAACTGTAGTCAGTGGTGCAATGGGCACATGGACAACAGGAAAGACATTTAAAATTAACGGTACTACAATTACAACTGGTACAACTCATACAGCCGCTGGCCTAGTCACTGATATTTCAAATCATGTATCGGGAGTTACTGCTTCTGCAGTCAACGGAAGGTTGCAACTTACTTCAGTAAATTCGATTCTAATTGAAGACGGCGTGTCTAACGCAATTGGACTATCTAATATTGGTCTTACTGCGGCAACATACTATCCCCCAGCATTGCAAATCAGCAAGCATACACAGATTCCGTTGTTTAAAGATGTAGATGTTCAACCTCGTCCAACAGGTAGTGTATGGATTAAGACTACACAAAACAATGTAGGATCACACTTGTTTGTCAAACGTTGGAATTCAACTACTACAGTATTTGATACAATCAATGCACCGATGTTTCCAAATCCGTCAACTGCACTAAACATTTTAGATGTTACCGGTGGCGGCCTAAACTTACCGATTGGTAAATTGTATGTAAAAACAAACATTGACCAGTATGCTAATCCTTTAGCAACTGAAACAATATATCGCCGTTCTGCAACAGGACCAACTACTATTACTAGTACTCCGATAACTTCTAATACATTTACAGATGCTGTAAGTTATACATTTGAAATTGCTGAAAGTCAGTTAGGCAGCAATGCAATGAGTAGCATAATGACTGTAACATTTACAGGTACAGGATCTAGCAGTGATGCTGATGTTGTTGCAGGCGCAATTCACTCAGCAGGTTTTGATCACATTACAGCAGTTGTTGATAATATGAACAGAGTTGTAATTGGTCACAGTTTAGGCGGTGATTTTACTATCAGTGATTCATCCGGCGGACATAATCCATTAGTAGCAATGGGATTCACATCAAGTGGTTCATCTGCTACTAAGAATTTATTCGACAGTATGGACAACGGCACAAGCGAGTATACAGCTAGTTTGTGGGCACCTTTAAGCTATACAGCTGGAATCACTGCTCCAAGTTCATTAACTGCCGATGGTACACTATGGTATAGTTCTGTAGTCGATGAAGTTGATCTTATGATCCATAATGGTACAACTTGGGTTGGTTACATGGATGAAACAAATCCATATTACGGTAATGGCACAGATCCAGCAGGACCGATTGTTATGGCCACAATGCCAATGAACGGAGATCGTTCAGATGCTGGCGATTTAGTAACCGGTGACCTATGGGTTGACAGTAGTGATACTGCAAATTGGGGAACTGTATACCGTTATAATTACGATTTGAAAAAATGGTTGTTGATTGATAAAGCAGACCAAAATACAGAAAACGGTATTCTTTTTGCTGATGCACGTTGGGCTACTAACGGCATGGACACAAATCCAGCATCAATTTTAGAACTACTAGGCAGCAATTACCTAGATCCAGATGCTCCAGATCCTGCACTATATCCACGTGGTATGTTGTTGTGGAATCTACGTCGTTCAGGATTTAACGTTAAAGAATTTAAACAAAATTACATTAACACTTCTTTATTGAACCCACGTTATCCACACAGTAGCGGAGAGTCAATGGGCGAATATTATCCACATCGTTGGGTCACAGTAAGTGCTAATCAAGATGATGGCTCTGGAACATTTGGTCGCAAGGCACAACGTAAAGTTGTTGAGATTGCACTAAAAGCAACAGTAAACAGCAATCAACAGATTCGTGATGAAGAAAGTCGTGTGTTTAACCTAATTGCTTGCCCTGGATATCCAGAACTAATCAGCGCAATGATTGGTTTAAACTATGACAGAGGTTTAACAGCATTTGTTATCGGTGATACACCTGCTCGTTTAACACCAGATGCTACTAGTTTATTAGCATGGGGCATGAACACTAGAGGCGCATTAGAAGATAACGATCTTGGCGGAGTTAGCTACGATGAATACATGGCCATGTTCTATCCATGGGGCTTCACAAGCGACAACTTTGGCAGAAACATTGTTGTTCCACCAAGCCACATGATCTTAAGAACTATTGCTCTAAGTGATCAAGTTAGTTATCCATGGTTTGCACCAGCTGGTGTACGCCGAGGCGGAATTACCAATGCATCAGCAGTTGGTTATGTAAATGCAGACGGCGAATTTATGTCAGTTGCATTGAACACTGGACAACGCGATACACTATACCAAGCTGAAATCAATCCTATCACATTCTTGACAGGTACTGGTTTAGTTAACTATGGTCAGAAGACTCGTGCTAAAGGTTCAAGTTCATTAGATCGTATTAATGTTGCTCGTTTAGTTTGCTACCTACGTAAACAACTAGACAGATTAGCTAAACCTTACATCTTTGAACCTAATGACAAGATCACTAGGGATCAGTTGAAAGCCGCAGCCGAATCATTAATGTTAGAACTTGTTGGTAATAGAGCATTGTATGACTATGTTGTTGTTTGTGATACAAGTAACAATACACCATCAAGAATTGATCGTAATGAATTATATCTTGACATTGCTATTGAGCCAGTCAAAGCAGTTGAATTTATCTACATTCCATTGCGTTTAGAAAATACCGGAGCCATTAAAGCTCTAGGCGTCAAATAAGGAGACACGAAATGGCAATTTCAACATTAAATAAATTTACAGTACCTTTAGCATCAGATCAAAGCTCTAGCACACAGGGCATGCTGATGCCAAAGTTGAAGTATCGCTTTCGCGTTACTTTAGAGAACTTTGGAGTTGGTAACGGTCAAACTGAACTAACAAAGATGGTTGTAGACTTTACTCGTCCTACAGCTAACTTTGAAGAAATCAAACTAGACACATACAACTCTACAGTTAAGATGGCAGGTCGTCACAGCTGGGCGGATGTAACATTGAATGTGCGTGATGATGCAAGTGGCAATGTAACAAAACTGATTGGCTCACAACTACAGAAGCAATTTGACTTTTTTGAAATGGCAAGTGCTTCCAGTGCAATTGATTATAAGTTTCTTGCAAGACTTGAAATGTTAGATGGCGGTAACGGCGCCACTGAAATTAAAGTACTTGAAACTTGGGAACTATATGGTTGTTATTTGAAGTCTGTAAACTACAACAACGTGGCTTACGGTGCCAACGAGGCAGCTACAATTGCAATGACAATTACTTACGATAATGCACAACAAAGTCCACAAGGACAAGGCGTTGGCACAGCAGTTGGTCGTACTCTTGGTACACTGGCCACTGGCGCAGGCAAGTAATAAAAAAACACCTTCGGGTGTTTTTTTATGACTATTCATTATCTACGTAGTTAATTTTTTAACTAAATATTGTTATGAGCGGATTTGGTAATCAACTAGTACAAGGTATTCTTAACCCCAAAGGCAATGTAGCCGATTGGCAGCATGCCTCGCGACTGTTTGTAGACAGTGACTTTAGACTAGCTCCAAAGACTAAATTTAATTTTTATGTTAATTTTAGCATCAATACAAACGCTCTCAAAAGTTTAAATTTTAGTTATCAGCATGCTAATGAAATTAACATGTTAGTTAAGACTTGTGAATTACCTAAATTTACAATTGATACAGTAACAGCAGAACAGTATAATAGAAAACACATTATACAAACTAAAATTAATTATCAACCAATAAACATTACATTTCACGATGATAGATTAGGTGTAGTAGGACAGCTATGGCAAAACTATTTTAGTTACTATTATGCAGACCCGTCAGTGGCAAAACAATCATCTGCATATAAAAATACAGCATACAGTCCCGGAACATTGATTACAGCACCGTATGGATTAGATAACAACAGTAGTATTCCGTTCTTTGATAAGATTACCATCTATCAAATGGCCAACCATCAGTATCAAAGTTATACATTAGTTAATCCTAAAATATCTTCATGGAATCATGATTCCATGGACATGAGCCAGGGAAGCTCTCCTGCTAGTCAATCAATGACATTAGTTTATGAAGCAGTGGCTTACAATACTGGAGCAGTTGTGCCCGGAGTTGATCCTCCGGGATTTGGCGGCCCAGATCATTATGATTCAATACCTAGCCCATTAAGTTTAGCAGGCGGCGGAACTTCTACACTATTTGGAACCGGCGGAGTTCTTGCAGGGCTTGCCAGCACATTTGGTGTTATTGGTCAGGCCGTACAGCAGGGTAATTTAGATAATATTAATCTAGTAGGCGCGGCAATCACTGCGGTTAATACATATAACAATGCTTCAAAATTAAATTCAGCAAGCATTAAAAATGAACTAACTAATGTTGCTACTACTGGAATTACAAAATTAGGAAATGTTGGACTTAATAATGTATCTTTCCCTGTAAATGATACTAGTAAAAATCCCACAACGGTAGCAACACAAAGAACATTACCATGAGTGTAAACGCATATTTAAATTTACCGCCACAAAACTCTAACCCCGACAGTTCTGCGCCAATAAAAACTTTCTTTGATAATTATTTTATTAACCAAGTAAGTTTTCCCGCCGCACAGGTAGATGCAGTTGTTGGTTACTTTTTAAAAAGAGGGTTTACTGACGATGCTGCCAAAAGCACAGCAATAGTACTATTAAATCAATCTAGAATTGATAATATTAATGTTATTCAATTGTTAGACACACTTAAAGGTCTTACTGATGTACAACTAAGTCAAATAGTTACAGAAGTTCTTAACATATACCGCGACAAAACTAGTACGTTAGGTTATAAAGTGATTAACAACGAAGAAACACTTGAAAGTCGAAACATAGTACTATGAGTAGATTTGCTCAGGGCAAATTTACGCCCACAAACCCTGAAAAATATATAGGCAAACGCACTCCTACTTTTAGATCAAGTTGGGAGTGGGCCTTTATGAGATTCTGCGATAACAATCCTAGCATACAAAAATGGGCCAGTGAGGCAATCAGTATTCCCTATAAAGATCCTTTTACTGGTAAAAGTACAATTTACATCCCAGACTTTTTTATACAATACGTTGACAAACAAGGGCAACACCACGTTGAACTTATAGAGGTTAAACCTCAGAATCAAACTGTGTTAGAAAAAGTAGGCAAAAATCGCAACAACCAATATCAATATGTTAAAAACATAGCCAAATGGCGTGCCGCACAAAGTTGGTGCAAAAATCAAGGTATTAAATTTCGTGTGTTAAACGAACAAGATTTGTTTCAGGGTACCAAAGGTAGATAAGTAATAGTATGAAAAAACTTGAAGAAATTTTAAATCTACCTGAGACTAAAAAGACTATCAAAAAAGCTGAAAAAGAAAAGGCTGTAGAAGTTGCACAACCTTTTCTTCGAGATATGTCAGAGTTTGACAAAATAGCATCGGCTCTACCAGCTGTAAAAGGTCTAGGAGATGCAAGCGATGCTGAGTTTGATGCACTAGCGCAACGTGCTACAGATGCCTACGACGATCTAATGGATCTAGGGATGAACGTTGAAGCTCGTTATAGTGGTCGTATTTTTGAAGTAGCTGGCGGCATGCTTAAAAATGCTATTGATGCAAAAGCCGCTAAAATTGACAAAAAACTCAAAATGATTGAGTTACAGCTTAAGAAACAGAAATTAGACCAAGAATCTAACAATGATGATAGCGTAGATGTGTCTGGAACTGGTGTTATTGTTTCAGATCGTAATAGCCTATTGGAAAAACTTAAGAGTATGAAATAAATACTATATCGGAATTAACCTATGAAATCGTTTACAGAATATCTAACAGAAAGCAAGGAAGAGCACAAGTACTCTTTCAAAATTAAAATTGCCGGAGATCTTCCAGAGCATTGTGAAGATGTCATGGAAACTGCTCTACAAAAATATCAAGTTGGAAAGTTTGCAAAAACAAAAACAACGCCAATTCAAAAGAAACTAAATGACTTTCCAGAACTAGAAAATCTAGAAGTTCATATGTTTGATGTTGAATTAGATTACCCTACTACTAGTTTGGTATTATCAAACTATGTAGCAGAGCAAACAGGTATTCCTTTAGCTCGTGTTCGTGTTCGTAGCCTAGGTGAAGAATCAGAAAGCGAATTAAATGTTGAACATGCTGAAATAGATAGCAAGGCACTGTTAACCAGTGACCTAGCAAAAGAAAATCATCAAGGCATGGTAGGTGACAAAGGTGTTGCTAACTTCTTAAAAGAGTTATCTAAAGAACGCAAAAACACACAGCCTACAGAATACAAAGGTGTAAATGAAAAGATCCTCGCTAAAAAAGCGTTTAAAGAAAAATCAAACGAATTACCAAAACCTGGTCCAGCAAGAAGTCCTCTTGGAACTGTAGCTAATCCAGATCCAAGAAAAGGAAAAACAAAATGAACTTTAATCAATTATTTCAAAAGATGAGAGAGCTTGATGCTCCTGTTAGCGAAGAACTTGTTGGCGGCCAAAAGAAACTAGATGTTGACCATGACGGTGACATTGAAGGTGATGATCTAGCAGATCTTCGCGCTGGTAAAAAAGAAGTTGACGAATGTGGACCAATGAGCATGCCAGACATGCCCAGACCTGCTCCACAACAAGATTCAGTTAACATGAATGTCAGCATGAATGGTAGTGGTGCAAATGGTATTCGTGACCTAATGGATCTATTGCGTCACTTAGAACAAGGCGGCGAAGGTCATGAGCATAGCGAACCTATTGAAATTGAAATGGAGCCAATGTTCGGCAGCGACATGGAAGAAGAGCGCCTAGCTAACGCACCAGATGAAAAATATGCTCCTATGAGCAGAATGACTGCCACAGGCGACGACCTACACAGTGCCGGAGATGAGGCGCCTAAGGTCAATGGTGGTGGCAACCCAATGGAAGCATTAAAGGCTAAACTACAAGAATTGTATGACCAGATGTCATTAGATGAAGCAGGATATGTAGGTCCAGGACAATCAAAACCAGCACCGGCAGCACCAGCCGCTGATCCTGCAAA